TATTCATCTGCTTCTTTGGATTTCATATCCTCATCGACATCAGTTGATTTAATTCTATACAAAGCTTTATGCTGCCTCTTTTCTCTTTTTTCCATTGTGACATGAAAATTATCTGCCCCTACATCATACAGGAACTGAAACAACTGCTGATCAAAAAACTCATATACTCTCTCTGGATGAGCAAAAAATCCCATCCATGTCACCACATCAAGACCAAACCCTAACTGCAAAGTCTGGACCCTAGATGGAACTCCAATAAATTCTCCAGTGGTTTCAATATACACGGAACCGCCAGAGTTACCAAAAATAATGTTTGCATTTGTCATGCAGTACTTCTTATTATCAATTATCTCTCCAATAGAAGTAATCTGGCCCTCATTGGGGATTGGATCATGCAGCAAGCTGCATCCAACAACTACCACCGGAGTACAAAGTTTCATCTTCTTTTTTATATCTTCTTTTGGAATTAGTTTTGCAACATTATTTACTTTCTTTGGGGAGTCCAACTTCAACAATGCTAAATCATGTTCTTTATCATATGCAACAATATCCGCCTTAAAAGTGTTACTAGAATTAACTGTCGATGTATTAACATAATCAAATATCTCAACTTCTACTTTACTCAAGAACTCTCTATCAATCTTCTGCTTTATAACACTGTCCCAATCCTTTTTATAAGATATTGCACCGTCTATAACATGAGCATTTGTTAAAACTATGGTAATAAATTCCCCCTCCTCCTTTTGATCTTTTTCACAAAAAACAACGGTTCCAGAACCACCAGCTTTGTCTGTTCGCACCCTACAAGAGGGATAAATCATCTTCTCATGTCTTTCATTAATATCCATATTCTAATCCTCCCTTCTATCAGTTAAAATGATCTATATTGCTTTCCACCAACTTCTACCGCTCCATTCTTTATCCTTCTGGCCCTATTTAATTTTTCAACTAATGATTCTGAATCCTTTATCACCTCCTTCTCCTCTAGTACTTCACCCTCAATATTTGTGACTGTTTCCTCTACTTTTGGTTCTACTTTTGGTTCTACTTTTGATTCTACTTTTGGTTCTACTTTTGGTTCTACTTTTGGTTCTACTTTTGATGCCTCTACAACTTTCTGAGTTTTAATTTGTGTTCTTAATTTAATTCCACTTGGTTCTGATTGCTTAGATCCCACTGTCTCCTTAACCCCAATATCTATCATTGTTGCGGCTTTTGTAGGAACTACAACACCAATTAAAGATGTTTCATCCTCTCTAGCCCTCAACATCTCTAACTGTTCTTCTGATGTTTGAATAACTAATTCTTTCATTACATCTGGATAAAACTCCTCTGACAATATTAATTCTCTAACCTCATCAGTTAGTTTCAAAGGTCTAGGATCAATTTCGATAACATAATCTGGCCTTTGGGCTCCATTTTTATTATCCCTATGAATTACTAAAATTTTAGGGTCATCGAGATTCCAAAAACTATATCCAAGATGCACCTTTTGATACAAGTTCTTAAAAATAGTTTCAGAACCATTATACAGTTGCATTTGTAAAACTTCATCCTCATCCATGTGCTTATTTACAAGCAACTTATCAATATCCAATACTAAAAAGAAATACCTATCTGAAGATTTAAAACTTCTAGCCATATTTCTCTTCAGCATCCAATCCTCATCTTTTGTTAGAGTTTCATAAGGTACCTGCTTTCCGCCCAATGCCTCTCTTCTTTCATTTGCTTTTTTCCACCACCCCTTTTCCATAGCACAATATTTACAACTTTGATCTGGAAATGGTACTCCAACAGAACCAGGAATAGAAGTCTTTATTACATCATTAAATCCATCAATACAAACTATAGGAACATTTCTACCCTCTATTGGATCATACAAATAATGTAGAGGTATTCTTAGATAATAAGTATATAAATCTTTTGGAACACATTCTCCCAAATATGCAAAACTAGAAGGTTTAAACAAACCACAATACAACCTATTGTCCGCCTTCTCTCCATCTTCCTTTGGTAACATTCTATACCAATTATAATTGACTTGATAACCACCACTAGATTTATCCTCAATTCGCTGCATGTCCTTATCTGCAGCTATCCCCATCACTCTTCCATCTTTCATAATTCTACCTCCTTTAAACTTTAAAATTATTTTTTACTTAAATCTTCTAACTTTTTAGCAATACTTTCCAAGGCTTCAACAGTCCTTCTTGGTACTTGAAATCCCTCCCCCTCCAATCCTACTGTTAACTGTTTAATACCTGATAATGAATAACTTCTTGCTTTAAAGACGTCCGCCACCAACCCCAACAGCTCTTTATCAGATTGCATATCATAATAAATTTCCATTATCTCTTCAAAACTTTGTGTATAGCTATACATCTCCTCCTTTAATGATTGTAATTTAGATTGATATTTTCCTTCTAATTTTAAACTATCAATATCCTTAACGCTAACTGTTGTTTGTAATACCTGCTCTACATAAAATAACTTTAATTCCTCATTTTTCATAACTGATGAAGAATAAATTTCAGCCACTACATCTTGCATACCTTGTATTGTCATAGAATCCTTACGGTACTTCATTATTGCTTTAGCATACAAATTACAGTGAGCCCTCCACTTTCTTAAATCAATATTCTCAAATTTATTGAATCTCTCCGTTTCACGAATTGCTGCTCCACCCCAAAACAAAGACTTTTGTTCTTGTGTTCTTAACTCCTCCACAAGACTTTCTATTGAATCAATCTTAATCCTCAACTCTGATATTAACTCATGCTTAACAGGTGTGACACCCTCACTACCAACTTCATCTATAGTAACTTCCATTTTATCTCTACTCCACACCTACTTCACCCCCTTCATACACTCTATACAAACAGTTCTTACCTCATCATACTTACCAACTGGTCTATCTACAAGCCATTGATCACCAACTCTATACTTACCACACTCAACACACCTTTTAATCAATGGATTCATCCCTCTTCTTTTAGAGAAAAACTTTAAACTAAATTTTTTATCAAAATGTTTTAATAACTCTTTTCTTATTCCTAAGAATACTAACCCTTGATACATTTCAAACGTTTCACCTTCCTCTATCAACTGTTGAATTGCTTTTACGGCTCTATATTTTAATTTTACAGACATCTCCAAATTATTATCATACACATGAGCAAATCCTAAATGTATTGGAATTTCTTCAAATTTTTCAAGATAATCTTTCTTCCTCAAATAACTCTCAAACACATTGAACTCATTAATTACTTGTACAGCCAAATCATTCCTACTTACTAACACACTACTCTCCCTCCATTCCTCATAAATTTCTATAACTCGCGAAAATAACTTTTTTATCATTACTGCACTCCTAAAATATTATACAATACTATCATATAATTACTTTTTACATTCTTATTTCATTTTTAACTGTCTTACTTTGTAATTTCTAAAATTTCTCCATCCAATCCTTCTAAAACTTCTTTCCATATCTCATCTGTTAAATCACCCTGCTGGTCTAACACTTCTGGCTTCTTTAACTCAGTCTTTAACAATGGATGATGATAGGTTTGATCATCTATAACGATACCAACAATATCATCCTTTAATTCTTCTTTCATTATTGTTTCCTTTTTTATCTCTAAAAAGAATGGGACTAAATCCAAAGCCACCTCTAAATTTGTATTAGTTTCAAAAATGTTCATTAACTCCCATAATGCTTTTTTAACTCCATCAATACTAAACTTTTTACTTAGTTCATTAATCTTCTTAAGTCCTATTCCGCTATGAGAAAACAAACTCTCATCCACTTTAGATAGCACCACATCATGTAAAATAGATTTTACTAAATCTGCAACCACCTCTACCCCATATACCTCTTTCAATTTTCCTAACTCCATAACATAATTTTTCCAATTACTTAAGTTCTGTACCAACTTTAATACATCAACCTCTCCTATTACTCCCAACAACTCCATAATTTGATTTTCTTTTAAATCTGGACAGCTACTTACCTGCTCTAACATCATGTATACATCTCTAACATTTCCTTTAGACTTTCTAACCATTAAACTCTTAATTTTATCCGGTAAACTAAATTTTGATAACACATTTTCAATTATAGTATCTGCTACTCTCTTAAAATAAAATTGTAATCCCCTACTTCTAATCGTATCAGGCACCTTAAATGGTAATGTAGTTAATAAAATAAAATGAATATTAGGAGGCGGATCTTCTAAAGTTTTCAATAACGATTCAAAGGCCTGGGATGTTAAACCATGAACCTCATCTATAATAATTACTTTATGCTTCCCTTTTGGGGGCATCCTTCTAACTATATCTTGAATCGCCACAATTTCAGCAATACCCCTATTTGTAGCACCATCCACCTCTAATACCAATTCAGATTGACCATCTCTTATACCCCTACAATTTATGCATCTATCACAAATTAATGATTTACTCTTATCCACACTATCACAATTTAGAGCTTTTGCTATCAATCTTGCAACAGTAGTTTTGCCACTCCCTGCCGGACCATGAAACATATAAACACTTCCAACATTTCCAGATCTTATAGATTTCTCTATAATCTCTACTGTGACATCTTGCCCTACTACTTCTTCAAACTTTTGTGGTCTATACTTACCTGCTAAACCCATCATTACTCCTTTCTTCATTACAAAGTCTATCAACATATAAACCAACACAAGTACAACTCTTGATTAAATTCTAAAAGTTCTTTGATAAGATCCTTAACTTTCATATTAAAACTCCGTGTTCAAACATTATTCCAACAAACTCTTCTAATACTGCTGGCATCATTTCTCTCACTTCTAACTTTAATTCTTCCAAGGTGTGCACTTCTGCAAAAAATCTTAACAACATACTTCTTCTTGAGTCAAGTCTGATCACTGTTCCATCAAAAAATATGAATACATTCTCTTGAATTACTCCAAATGGAGATAGCTTTAATACATCTATCTTATAATCTTTTTTAGCAACAACATTTGGAGAAGCAAAAAATTCTAACAAATGTATATTTCTTCTTAATTTTGCAATAACTTCATATCTCTCTTTATCATTATAATTTTGTTCATCTAAAATTCTTTCCACCCCATAAAACTTAGGTGCCCACAAATGTTCGTCTACAAATCTCATAAAATGAAACCCTGATCTATCCAACATATAATAAATATCTTCTACAGAAAATGTATCTCCAACAACTAAATTTATTAATTGCGAATTAGTCTTTATTAAATTTTCATTCAATAGTTCTTTAATCCAATGTTTATCATGCACAGAACCCCAATACTTCCTTATGAGCTCCACACTCTTTTCATACGATTGTAAATCATAATTCACATTCTTAATAATACTTTTCAATAACTTAACATCTTCACCTATACCGTAACTACCTTTTAATGAAATTCCCACTACACCACTTATTAACTTAATTATAGATCTAACCTTCTCTAATATCCAACTATCTTCAATGGATTCTAATACTCCTGACAGAACCACATAATCAAAAGTATAAAATTCTGCTGATAAATCCCCAAAATCTGTACACACTAATTCCACATTTTTAATTTTATTCTTCTTTTGTAACTTCTCAGCAATCTTAATTGATTCTTCACTAAAATCAATTCCTACAAATTCCTTCTCAGGATATCTCTTTGCTGCTGCCAATAGATACTCTCCCGTTCCACAACCCACATCTAATATTCTCTTCACTTCCTCCCCTCTATAATTTTCCACATAAGAAAGAACATACAGAATTCCATCACAGAGGGTTTTAAAATTTGGGTAAGGATATTTATTATATATTTCTTTTAGATTTTTCATACTATAAACACCTTTTGACTTTCATTGAGCAATTAGATCTATAATACGTTAATATATTATTATACCTTTTTCTAACACATCCTGAACACTAATCCAATCAGGTGCATTAAACTCTAGAACTTTTACTTTTTGCATTTTATATTCTCCTTTCTTATGAGACTATCCTTCAAAACCCATTGTTTCATTGTTTAAATTAATAAACCAAAACTTTTTGCAACAAAAATACTCTGTTTTCCGATTAAAATTGTTGGTTTTATCCCAATCTGTTATTGGTCTTGATGGTTCAACTCTTACTAATTTTGCCCTCTCTCCACACTTTCCACAAACAATATTAAGATTAAGCTCATCCTTAAGTTCTTCCATTTCTTATTCCTCTTTTCCATTCATCAATCTTCTATTTTTTATTTATTTCTTCCAGCACTCAGTCAGTTTTTCATCCACTACAAGGGGTACATCCATATCTCCTACTAATTGCTCCATTTCATTCTTTATCATTGGAACCACATCTTCTACCTCTTCATTCAATACATTAAAAATTAATTCATCATGAACATCTAATACGGGTCTTGATTTAAATCCTTCCTCTTTTAATCTCCTGTTTACTCTAATTAAAGCCAATGATGTTATATCACTAGCAGTTCCTTGAATATAAGCATTAAAACACTGTCTTTGTAAATACCTTCTCATACCACCTTCGGCTGATCTTATCTCTGGAAGTCGCCTCTTTCTTCCAAACATACTAACAACTTCATTTGTCTTATCTAAATCGGCGTACACTCTATTGACTAACTTACTAACACCTTTATACTCATCAAAATATCTATTAATAAATTCTCTTGCCTGGAGATACTCTGAAACACCTTCTTTCCAATGTCCCTTTAGACTATCAACAAGTCCATATTCCGTCATTCCATATACCACGCCAAAGTTCAAAGTCTTACCTGCCACCCTCTGATCATCACTCACTGATGCTTCAGAAATCTTAAATGCAACAGATGCCGTCTTCCTATGTATATCTTTATTAGTTTTGTAGGCATCCAATAATATTAAATCCCTAGAATAATAAGCCAGGACCCTCAACTCAATCTGACTAAAATCATAATCTCCAAATTTACAATTTAAATCAGGAACAAAACATTCCCTTATTAATTTTCCAAATTGACTTCTAGCTGGAATATTTTGCAAATTGGGATTAGCTGATGCTAGTCTTCCAGTCCTAGTACCATGTACTAAATAGTCCGTGTAAATTCTATCCCCTTCTAATAGCTCTGATAAAGCTACAACATAACTAGTATATAATTTAAAAAATGATCTATATTTCCTTATCAATTCAACTATAGGATGTTCTCCCACTATTCTTCCTAGGGAGGTATCATCTGTTGCCAACTTTCCATTTTTTTCTTTTTGGGCAGTTAGCTTCAATTTTTGATATAATAACTCAGATATTTGTTCCGGTGAATTCAAATTTAACTTATAGCCTGCAAGCTCAAGTATCTGTTCTTCTAACTTAACATGCTCAGGTTCTCCCTCTCTTAATTGCCTAAGTTTATCAACATCAATTCTTACACCTCTTTCTTCCATTTCCATTAGTACTTCTTGAAGGGGCATAATAAGCACATAAAACAATCTATCTAAATTCTGTTCCTCCATCCTAACTTGATAAATACTAGACAATTCATAAGTTGTTGTAACATCCATGCAAGCATAATTCTTCATCAAATTTATAGGAATTCTTAACATCCCTTTAGCTCCATCAAGAGGTGTAATTCCCATATTATGTACTGCTTGCGACAACTTAAAATGTGCTGTTGAGTGTATTGAATCTAGTTCTCTTCCGCCACATTCCTCTAACTTCTTGGAAACATTTTCATTCAATAAATGAGCCGCCAACATAGTATCAAAAACAAAATTCTCTACATCTAAACCCTTTTTTCTCAACATCTTTCTATCAAATTTACCATTCTGCATTATCTTTTTAACATTATCACCTCTTAGCCACTTATCCATCCATCTATTTACTGTTACATTCTCCCAATAAGGATCACCTGTACTTCTACATAATGGTATATAAAAAGCATCAAGAAATGAAGATGCAATTGACATACCAACAATTATATCTTTTCTTGGATTCAAACCTGTTGTCTCTAAATCAACTCCAACCAATTTAACACCATCAAGAGCCCTAGTCATCATAGAAAACTTTTTTGGAGTATCAACTAAAGTAAAATTTTTATCTTTTGGAACTATGTTTTCATACCAATCCATTATTCTTAATCCCTTTCTTGGAGCGCTTGGCGGGATTCGAACCCGCCGCCTATGGATTAGAAGTCCATTGCTCTATCCAGCTGAGCTACAAGCGCATCATAATTTAATTATTTTATCAAATCCTTCTTCCTTAGTTGGTTCCACATACACATCATTAAATTTTTCCCAAACATCTTTCCAAACCTCAAAACTGTTATTACCGTGATCATTTGACAACCTTCTATTCACTGCTTCTACCCAATTCAACTTTGGCATAACAACTGCTATCTTTTTATATATTGGATGATCTAATAATATGTTCAAATACTTTTCTCTAAAATATGATGAAACATTTGAAGCATCATCTACAACAACAGTATGACCTTTAGAAATTAATTCCTTAAACATAAAATACTCTACCTCCCAAACACTACTTTCTAAATTTCTATCAAATCTATAATCTCCTGCTCCAATTGCATATCTTATTCCATCTGCTGATGCTGCAACACATCCAAACTTACATAACTCTTTAGCAATTGTAGTTTTACCGGCTCCAATATTACCCACTAAAATTATTACGTCTTTAGAGGTAAGTTTTATATGCTTTATAATTTCTTCAATCACTACTCAATCCCTCCCCATTAACAAAGTAAATAATGAATCAAATAAAAACTCAGTTCTTAGAGCTGAATCATCTAAAAATGCACCTCTAAGCACTCTATTTCTAAAAATACACCTATCTTGTTTTACTCCTCTGGTTGTCATGCAGTCATGACTGCCGTCTAGTGTTACTGCCACTCCTTTCGGTTTCAAACTTTTCATCAACACATCGGCTACATCTCTGGTCAGTTTTTCTTGCAACATCATTCCTTTACTACATACATCTATTATCCTTACTAATTTACTTGCACCAATTACCCTACCATCAGGTAAGTATGCTATTACAGCTCTTAGTTTTACAGGCAATAAATGATGAGGACACAATGTCGTAACATAAATAGGACCACAAGTAACAACTCCATCATATGTATCTGGAAAAATAGCTTTAAATATTTTTTCTATCTCTTTACATTTCTTTTCTTCTGACCAAACAAATTCCCTATAAGCCCTTTCATATCGATCAGGGGTTCCAACAAAATTTGCATCCATCAAATTTGCACCAAGTTCCTTTAAAATTTCGGTAGTTGCTTCAACAATCTTTCTGGACTTCTTTTTCCCCATCTTTTTCTCCTTCAAATTTAATTTTACAGCGCTCAAACCAATCACAAAACTCTTCATCACAATTAGAATCAAAATTCGGAAAACATGTTGGAGATCTTTCTACACTCTTAATCTCCATCTCTTCCACTACAATTGAATCCATAAAATTAGATTTACTAACCTTAGATCTTCTTGTGGTAGAGGAGTCTACTTTCTTTCTTGATAATATTTCCTCTTTCTTTTCTATACATTTAAAACCAAACCCTGCACTAGTCGTAGATACAACCGACTTTGACAATTTATCTTCACTCATTAAATACAATCTATATTTGTTACATGCTATTTCAAATCCCTCCTCCATACAACATGAAATAAACTCTATGGATCGCAGAACATCTAAATCATCCTTTGATGATACTGCTTGTTTAGCCACAGACTTTAACTTTTCTGGAACTTTTCTTAATGAATTACAAAAGTGTGTCCACCTTATTGTATCATACAAATTATGCATAACCAATCTATATCCACCATAATAATCATTATAATCTTCAATAGTAGAAGCACTACATACAGGACAATCACAAGGCAGGCCCTCTAATCCTCCATTTTCATCTTGAAATACATCTCCAAATCTTAAACCTATTCTTTGTCCCAACATCTTAAAAACTCTTCTAGATAATCCCTGCCCAATAGAAAAACTATCAAACGTCAAATGTTCAATCCAATTTGATACATAAGCCAGCATTACTATAACGGCTGTATTTCCAACACCAAACAAATGCACATTCTTTCTGACTCCTTTATTGTACAAGTACATCAAAATATATGCCTGACTAAGTGCATCTGCCCTAGAATAACACGATACAGCATATCCCTCAAAATTAAATTCCTTCATCATATCCCACCAATAATCTAATTCAGGAATAGTATCACCATGTAAAACACTATAAATTTTAAATGCGGGATCTTCTCTAACCCTAGCATATATTTTATTATTATTGTAAGTAAAATCTGCTGACTCTTTAAATAAATCCCCCAACCTAGCCTTTGATCCAAATGGAGGCAAGTCCAAAGTAAAACCAATATCACAATTCTGTTCCATCCAATGTAAAATTTTAGCAGGATCTGCCCACACCGCATCTTCAGTCAACTTTTTCAGCATCTCAAGATAAGACATACCTAAGGCGGATTTTGTAAGTTGAGCTAAAAACTTAGCCTTAAAAGTATTATCTACTGCTTGAACATCTTGTATCATACATCTTTTTCTAAATAACAAAAATCCTCCGCTGTCTCCTACCAAAAAACCCCTACCCCTTTCAGGCATTCCTCTATTTTCTCTAAACTTTGATTTTTCAATATAAACTTCATTGGCTCGATCAATACTTTTCAATGGATCAGAAAACAAAGAGCTGACTGCCATCAACCCAACAGGATACTGAAAATAAATATTATCATCTCTCCACCACTCATACTCCTTACACTTAGATCGTAAAGCAGTAGGAAGCTGATTCATTACCGGTACAAATAAACATCCTTGCATCTTATTTATATCAAACACTTTACTCATAACTTTGATCCTCTAATTTATTTTTAATTGCACCATAAATTTGTGAATGAAACGGCTCTTGCTCTATAGGACACACCAAATCATCTCTAACAATTAAAATTTCAATTGGAAGTAAATTATCAACAACCTCGCTTCCCAGAATAATCATATCCATATCTATATCCGCGTCCATATTTCTCCACTTTCCAAATTTAGAGGGTGGGGATTGCGTTTCATCATCTACAAAAAGCATATGCGACTCTAAACATATTCCTTTTAAAAGTTTTAAAAGTATGTCTGATAATATTTCTTGAGATTCTACTAAATATGGTTGTATTATAATTCCCCCTATCAAATGCATAAAATTTTCTAATCTACTAATCGTAAAAATATTTGCTTCAAATACTTCAAAATTTTCACAACTATAACAAAGTTTTTCTATCCCTCCTACTTGGCATCCAGAACAAGTTCTTCCATAATCACAACCAACAAATAAACCCACCCCAAATCCAGAATTCTTTTGAATTACTCTAACCGCATTTTCAAATCCTGAACCTCTACCCATAGATATAAACACACTACCTCTATTCATACCCGCTTTCTTTAGAATAAGTTCTTTTAATTTTTCTGTTGGTAATCCTTTTTCTCCTTTTCCAATAATAATCTTCATTTCCATTCTCCCGGCTTCATTTTACATTCTCCTATCATCAATTTAAAATACTCTGGTAAATTTAAACCAATTTCTTTTGAATCCCAAACTAAACCTAACTTACAAAATCTATTCTTAATGTCTTCTATCTCCTTATCACTCATATTCAGAACTTTAGCTGCACACAACATTCCTAATACTACAAGCTGACAATGTAAAACTTTTTTTACTGTATACTTTTCAAAGCAATAGGCAAATTCATGCTCCAATCCTTCCTCAATTTGAGAGATTCCAATAGTCTTACATAACAAAACTTCCTCTCTCAAACAATTGAATAAAGTATCTATACCAGCTCTATCATCTGGTCTCTTTAATCTATCAACGATCTCTAAAGCCTCTTTTGCAATGTATTCCTCATAAGAAGGAAATTTTCTCCAACTTCTTAAGGCAGTAATAATAGATAATACATCCCCTGAACCAACATGCAATCTCCAATCAACATCCTCTAAAAGATCATAATCTAAAATTACTTCTTCTGGTGCTTTGGTTTTAAGATAAAACACTTCAGGACATCGAACAATAGAAACGTCCGTAAACATTGCATCAGTTGATAATATTGTGGGATGTACCTCTAAATATAACTTCTTACCAGCGGCTACATATTTAGCATAATCAATTACACTTCCCCCACCATAGGCTATGATACAATCATACTCATCTATATCATATGGAAATTCATAGGAACTTAAAGAATTATTAGAATAATGAAACCAAAAAGAAATATTACCCAACTTACTCTTCTCAAGTATTTTATATGCACTATGTCCTGCAATATAAAAAGGTTTATTCATCTTGACCTCCTAAATCCAATTCTAAATCAAAGATTGTTTCATATGGATTCTTAAGCTCTTCCAATCTTATCATATTTAAAATTTGGATCTCAGTTCTTAAAAAATCAATACTATCTAATACATTATATCCTAACTGAACTGCATCCTCAAACATTAAAATTTGTGGTAACATTTGATCAACTTGCGATTTCAAACTAATACTATTTAAACTCCTAATTGTATTTTCTAATTTATCTACATAACCAAATCTAAACTTAGCTCTCTTCTCTGCAAAGAAAAATAAATATAAATCAATGTCATGAATTCCCAAATCAAAAACTGGCCCCTCCTCGAATCTATGGGTGGGTTTTAAACCTAATCTAACAAACTCTAGTACTTTTTGATCTCGTAAAAACTTTATATTAGTATGAATATTTGGATTAAATCTTTCCAATGTGACTTGTCCAATAGTTTTATCTTTCTCTATAGACAATTTACATAAAATTTCCAACTGACTAAACGTAAAACACAATGGTTTCTCACATAAAACATTCTTACCACTCTCCAATAATATCTTACATAATTCAAAATGCCACTCTGATGAAACAGAAACTAAAGCCGAATCAAAACCCAAACCACTACTAATTGCATCTTGTACATTTGAAAATTTACATATGCCTTTAACATCTGGGGGTCTTAAATCAACAATACCCCTACATCGACTACCCAATCTATTTAACCATCTGTGTCCTTGAACTCCACATCCCACTAGTATCCAGCTTATACAACCTTGATCAAGCATGCTCCAACCCCTCAATTTCTATATGCACTGGCACAGTTCGACCTAACAATGATACTTGCACCTCAATCTTATTCTTAGAAATAGATAATATTTTACCCTTAAAATTTAAAAAAGGTCCTTGAATAATTCTAACATCATTACCCACACTAAAAAACTTTTTTGTTTCAACTCTCTTCATGCACACTCCTAACAACCTATCAACCTCTTCTTGAGAAATTTCTACAACTGTCTTCTCTACATCTATAACTTGGCCTATTTTTGGCCTACTTTCATTAGATTTTATTAACCCATAGGCTTGGGGTATCCCCAACAATAAGTAATACATACTATCAGAAAATCTGCATCGAATCAATGCATACCCCGACAAAAGTCCTCCATAAAAAAGCCCATCACCTACTGTTGAAGATAAAACTATAAACTTATCTAAATCTTTTTCAATTCCTAAAATCTTTACGCCTCTTTCCACTAACAACTTTACTAAATGACTATTGTTGTAGTTAAGAGACATCAAATACCATTTAAGGGGCTTTTCACAAACTTCTTCTAACATATCTAACTCCTCTCAGCACCTATTCTCTCTTTACATTGAGCACATTCACCACAAACCTTCACTATTACACCATAAACTGAATCTACTAATTTTGCTGACCAACAACTAACTGTCATCAAATTCCTCTTACTACAAATTTCCATTATCTCAGACTTAGAACAATCTTTAATTGGAAGGAATACTTCATAAGCTCTCGCCGCAGAATATGTTAATAAAGTTTCCACTAAACTATGGTGACTTAAATTAGAGTCTGGAAATACCCCAAAATCTTCTTTCATTAAACCAATTGATATTCCATCTGCATTAACTCTGTTAGCATATAGTGCTGCTAAAACCATAAATAAAGTATTTCTAAAAGGAATGTATGCCTCATCATCATTCTTTGGTTTATTCTTCATACCTAACAATATACTTAAATCTCGAGGCAACCTTAAAATAAATAAATCTACAAGAGGTTTAGATTTTGTTGCATTTAAATCTCCATTTGTCATAACTGTCTTCATTAATTCATCATGAGTCATTAACCAACTCTTAACACAATATAATTCTACATCTAAATTCTCTTGACCATAGTCTATAAATAATCCATATACTTCATAACCCTCTTCACATAATTTTATGGCTGTTGCTGCAGAATCTGCACCACCACTAACTAGTACTACAACCTTTTTTGTTGGCTTTCTTTCTAAACCCTTTTTAATCATCTCTTGGTGTGTCTTTTTCATCCCTTACTCTCCTAAAACTCTTTAAATACTTTTCTACTTTAATCTCATCCAAATAAATATGAGCATTTATTTTGTTAATTTCTATCTTTCTCTCCTTACATCCAATCAATTTGAATTAATCTAAATTTTCCTGTTTCATATTCTACTAGTCTGTATGGGTATCTTCCTGTTGACTTTATTGATGTAACTGAAAACTTTCCTGACTTTCCTACTTTTTCTTCTACATATTTTATACACTCCTCCTCAGTACCACCATATTTTAACCAAAACTCTTCAGCAAAATATAAAGCAGTTCCTCTTTTGGAACTTGGTTCTAAACCATTATCTTTTGGAAGATTCTTTGCAACCTCTTTAGAAATTTCCTTAATCTTTAATGGCATCTCTCCAACATTTGTTATAGAAGTAGAAACCATTTCTTTTACATCCTCTGATACCTCCGTTTTAGTAGAGTGTATAGTTTTTAATATCTTCTCCTCTAATATCTTTACCATAGAATCATCTAACTTCTTATTTTCATACTTTTCCCATTCTTCAGTTACCCCCGACAACATCTGAATTGATACAAAATCTATATTCTTCAATCCAAATAATTCTGCCATAAATATTACACACGAACTTGAAAACAAACATCTTGCTTTACCCTTTTTAAAGCATCTTTCATCCCTTGGGTCTGACAATCCAAAACAAGAAGGAATGGATCTGGGATCTATATCCACTTCCTGAATTTCACAGATTCTTAAAATATCTTTTTTAGACAACATCTACTTTTTCCTCCAATTATTTCTTCCAACCAGAAAATAAACGATAATGATAATCTGAAAGTAAATAATGTGAAATCATATTTTTCAAAGTTTCTTCAGAAATAAAACCCATTTCTTTAATTAAAGAAACTTTATCCTTTACTAACCAATCACCCTTTGAAAGATCCTTTAAACACCTCTTGCAACAAAAACAATAATGCAAATTCTTGTCTCCTACCACTCGAACAATCACCTGCTCCACTTCTTCTAAATTCTTAATTTTTTCACAATGTAAACATTTAATCAGCATAATTATCCTTTTATTTATTATACAGATTTCTTAAATTCTAAATGGGACCAACCCCATACTAAATAGTTCATCTGATCCTTTAATAAGAATGGGTTTATCATTCTCACTAACATATAATGTAATAAATTCATCCGTAATACTTTTCAAATATTTTAAAACATAATTTGAAGGAATTCCTAGTTGAAAATCCGTAAGATCCGTCTCTACTCTTACTGATTCATTTGCCTCTGCATTAGTCATAAGATTCTTTGCTTTCATATTCATCATCTGCTTATCACCAACCACTGTCACTAGAATCAGCTGATCCCACTGTGCCAAAACCTGCGCTATGGATTCTAACACAAATAATACTGCTTTTCTATTTACCTTAATAGTTTTCAACCCTTCAAATTCTATACTCTCTCTGTAATTTAAAGGCATATCATCAAAAACTAATCCGAAGTAGGCACAATTACGCCCCGCTTTAACACAAAACTTATTTTCCATAAATCCAAATTCTAAATTTTCCTCCCCTTTAAAACAACTAACAACAGTTCTCACTGTGCTCGATGGCACTACATGTCTTCCATCTACTCCAATCATATCTTTAATAAATCCAAATAATACCTGTGTCGGAGTATAAGTAAAAATAAATGTTCCGTCTTCTGTCACGTCAAGAAGTGCCGCCTTAGAATAATCAATAACCAATTGAACAAATTCAAACACCTCTAAAACCTTTTGAGACATCTTCTTCCATTCAACATTAAATGTTATCTCTGGAAACACCTCTTGTCTATACAAGGGTAGCTTGGCAGTAAAACTTCCTTGCTTAATAATCAACTCTTCTCCTACAACCTCTAAAGAGATATCACCACTATATCTAGAACTAATCACCTTTCGTAGTTCACTAGTCTGAACAATTATTCGATCTCCATCTTCTACCCCCTCAAGCAATTTCGGAGTATAATAAAAACAACCAGCCATTGTTTCGCGCATTACACTTAATTTCAAGCTTGGTTTCTCAACCTTCATTTCTGTATAAGCGTGCAAGGGCCGAAGTGAGTGAGGCTTTCCTGCAACTGTATATGAGGTTGAAATATTTTCGCACACTAATAAAAGTTTAGTAAAACTATCCTTATCCACAATCATTTTTCTTCTCCTCCTCAATATTTTTCATTTATTTACTTTTACATTTAACCATAAATCTGCTAAACTAATTCCATTTTCTCCCACCAATAATTCACCTCCTAATAGTTTTGAGTTAATTTTTACAGACTTTATTGGGTTTCCTCTTACTCCAACTCCCCACAAAAATTCCCTCACCTTTATCAAATCCGACACAATAATATCTTCAGCCCTGTCTCCTCCCCCATGTAAAACATGTCCAGGGTGATAAATTGGTAAAATATTTATATAATCTTCCATATCACTACATTTATACCAATTACCCCTAACACTATTAATTCCAGAACAATCTTTAATAAATGCCTCAGCAGCAAAAGTTCCCATTAGAACGATAACTTTAGGATTAACCATCTTTAATTCTTCATACAACCACCCTCTACATATTTGAGATGCTTCCATAGTAGTTTGATTGTTTGGAGGATGACACTTTACTACATTAGTAATATAAATATCTTCTCTAACAAAAGAAACTTTGAGTAATATTTTTGTAAATAGTTTGCCCACTTTACCAACAAATGGCTTACCTAGTTTTTCTTCATATTCTCCTGGAGATTCCCCAACAAATGCTAAATCACAAGGTGTTGGACCAATTCCTAAAACTTTAATTGGTTTACATAATCCGCACTTAGAACATCCCTTAACCTTTTCCGCCCACTGATTCCATTCTTCCATTACATCTCTCCATTAATTCTCAAATTTCTATACATCAATACGTCTCCCCAACCCTCACTGATATCTCTTTGCACAATTCAAATAATTCAGTTCTAGAAATTTTTAAAAAGTTTCTCAACTCTCGATCTACACTAATTCTTAATCTACCTTTAGACTTAACACGAACCCCACTTAACAATTCATCTCTTTTCTTATAAAAGGAATACCAAAATGGTTCAGAATACTTATTATCTTGCTCCATTAAAACACTTGCTACCACCTTTAATTTATATGATTGTAGTATCTCTAATAAATCTTCAAATTCTAAACCCAATTTCTTCTCCACCCCCAAATCATACACCTCTTCAAACTCAACAACAATCTTATTTTCCCCAGATTTTTTAGAACATATTGATTGAAGTCTGTTTACAAAATATTGATGAAGTACTCTGTACGCCCAAGTATCAAAAGTAGTTCCTTTGGTGGAATCATATGCTCCCAAAGCCCACATCAACGTCGTCATTACATCCTGCTCCAAATCTTCTATATCAAATTCATTCCTTAAGTTTAACTTTCTTGCCCAAGCATAAATCTTTGGCCTCCACTTTTCAAATGCTCTAAGAATTCTTCCATCAACACCATCGTATTTCATATGGATCTCCTTTAGCTTTGATATATTTCTTTCATCTTCTTTTCCTCATAACTTATTATATCATGTTTGTTCTAACAAGTCAAGAGATCTTTCTAAAAACTCATTCATTATTTCAATCATCTGCTCCTTAGACTTATCCCCTGGATCGCCATACTTTAATTTTAACTGGTTCACTGAGCATCCCATGGACGCCAATTGAAACTCTAACTCATCACCTCTGTCTGACGCGTCGGCATCATAACAAACCACATACTCTTTACATCTTCCCTCCACAATAAATCTCTTCATTCTATTTAATTGTTCAATAGTAAAACTAGTGGTAAAAGTACTCAAAGAACTATATCCACAACGATTTACACTAATACAATCAAATACACCTTCCACAATAAATACTTTATCTTGTAACTTTAACCACTCCCCATATAAATAATCCATGTGGGGACTATCTTCTGGATAATAATAATTACTCTTTCCTGTTGATCTTCTAATCACATAACTTATCAAATTTTTATTCTCATCATAAATTGGAAAAAAGATAGCATGATCAGAAATTCTCCAAGATACATCAAATAATGCTAAATCTTCTACAGTAAATCCTCTATTCTTAAGATAGACTGGCAATAAGTTATTACTAGAAATCAAATCATCTGGCAACTTAAATGTCTTCTTTACTCTAACTCTATCATAATTATTTCTTTGTATAGTTCCACATCTATTAGATGCTTCATTCCACGTAATGTTCTCTAAAAATTTATACAACGAAACAAAATTTCCCTTTTTCTTACAACCAAAACAATGATAAACACCTGTCTCTAATGCAACTGACATAGATGGTTTAGACTCCTTATGAAAAGGACAACTAATCATTATTTCCTCACCACTCCTTTTTCTGGCATTAGGAAATTTTGACAATAAATAAATTCTAGGAGAGATCTTCATCTAATTCGCCCCACAAGCTATCACTTTCCCTTGAAATACACATTCTAGTTAACTCGGCATTTAATGGAACATCTTTAGTAATGATGTCGTCGTCTCTAAAAAATACTGGAGACAATCGAATTATTTTCATTTTCTTCTCTTCTGGAGTTTGATTAATTGCAATTTGATTATCTGAAGCTCTAAGAATACCTACCGACCCTGCGGAATCTGAACCCTTTAAATCCTCTCTGTCTTCTGCACCTTTTTGGGATTGACAAGCTGAGATCATAATTATATCCCTATCCCTACCCAAATTTTGAGTATCCCAACAGGCCAATTCTATTCTTTTATAATCATCTTCAATATTTTTAGCACACGCCACCAAATTTATATAATCAATTAACATAATATCTGGCATCCAACCCTCAAGTCTGTATAACTTATCAATTGCAATTTCAACTGTTTTAACAGTATCTACATAAGGAGCACATCTTTGTATCTTTAATTTATTTGGTAGATTTTCTAATCTCTCAAATACAGTACTCATAACCCTCTGTTCATCTCCTGTAGTCAGAGCCCTTACCATTCTTTTATAATCAACTCCTGTAAATCTAGAATCATATCTATCCCCCACCTGTTGCAAAGTGTTCTCAAAACTTACATGCAACACATTGTAACCTTGTAACAAACCCGCAAAACCACAATGATGTAATATGATCGATTTATATCTTTTATAAGGACCTTGAAATACAGTCAAAGTTCCTCTACGAAATACAAATTGTTCATCCAGCTGTGGAATCCCTAACTTCAAACCTGAGGAAATTATTCCCCTTTTAGATTCTCTTAGTTTTCTTTGTTCTAACCAATCATAAACTCTATCAACATTAGAACCATATCTTATTCTCTCTGACAGAGTTAATCCCTCTGACAACTTAGACATATATAAACTTACATCCAATGTCTTTTGAAATAAAACCCTACCCTCTTCTACACATCTTTCTAACTCCTTAGAACTCATAAAATCTAAAAAACTATCTGCAGCATACTCTCCAGCTTTTGATTCCCGATTCATTAGATTTTCAACAACTGATGAAACTAATTTTCTATTCTCTCCATCTAATTGATTTTCTATCAAAGATTTCCAAACTTCTATAGCTGGTAAATTCTTATACTTATCATACCATTTTATCAACTCATCTCTAATCCACTCCATACTAAAAGTAGAACCCCTATAATTTTTAAAAGATTCTACATATCTTCCTATAAACTTTGGATCTTTTAATACAGCACTAAAAAATTCAATCTCAAGCTCTTGAGTAAATTTCATTCAGATTCTCCCAATATCTTTAACAAGCCCAGAGTTGGCAAATAATTATGTCCATGTTCTAATCCATAACAATCTTTAGCACTATTGTAATCTTCAAATAAATCCTTTTCTGTAACATCCCCTAAATCAATTTCCTCTTCCAGTATATCTTCAAACTTAAATTCCGGACTCAATGACCTTTTAACATAATCAAATCCTCCATCCACAGACATTGAACCACAAGAACACATTCTAAAATCATGTCTGGCTCTACTATAAATTTTATCCCCACAACTAGGACAAATGTATGCTTTAACTTCCATTTTTACTCCTTTTTTAAGAAGCCTGAAATCTGTATACCCTCACTATTACATACTATACCATGCTTATTCTTAATTCTATGCAATATTTTTCTTTTTCTTAATTTTTCTATATTTCTTGCTCTTTTTTTATGTAATTCATCCCAAAAACCAGAAAACATCCCTTCTGGATCTGATCTATAATCCCAAATTCCACCCAGACTTTCTTTTTTTGTTTCATCATCTATTATTACTTCAAGGGCTAGCCCTAATGGGTGAAAAAACTTTCTATTCACTTCCTGTAGATAACCAAGTTTCCTAAACTCCTTAATATTCATTCTTTTAATCTTTGATTTTTTCATTCTACTCCTCCTTAAACTTAGTTTCTTTTGATAGTGGTTCTTTTTTTAGTCCTTTTTGCACGCATTTCTTACATTTACCACTTTTACTCATAAATGTTATTTCTTTTCCACAATTACACCCTTCTCATTTCAATTATTCCTTAAAATAATCTGACCACGCTTTATCATTCGCCAATTTTCTCCAATCTGGACCATCAAGTCTTATTTCAACAAACCGACCAGCCATATCATATCCGCTTTTCTTTTGTTTTATTCCTAACAAAGAAGCAATCTTCACATCATATTCTGTGGATACTTGCTGAGGAGGAACATTTGTTGTAATAATAGTAGGAAGACAATTTGATAATCTATGTCTCAAAAACATTTCATACAATCTATGAACATACTGAGGATTTTGCACTGATTTATACTCATTATTAAAATCATCTAATACAAATAATGATGCATCAAAAGTTTTGTAAAACTTTTTCAACTCTTGATCATCTCCACCACTAATTCTAGATCTTAACACAAAATTTGATGCCTCCATAAATTGAACTGTTAAATCATGTTTATAACCACATTGGCCCTCAGGACCAAATGCACCTACAAATTTCTCTGACAACCATACTGAACACAAAGTTTTACCTACCCCCAGAGGACCGTGTATATACAAACTCAAACCATTCTCAAAAACTTTATCTGGATTATCTCTATAAAAAACCAAAATCTTATCATCACACACAGGCTTCTCTAATCGTACTAAGTCTAGAGGAAATTCTCCTAACAATAACTTAACACCAGTCTGAAATCGCTTCATGCAATCACATAACCTAACTTCTAAATACCCTGTTCCACCACACTTATTACATTTCTCAATCCATTCTTTTTGCAAAATAGCAATACCTCGTTCGACATTTATGTTCATTACCATTCCTCTGTATAAAATCCGTCAGCATCATACCCCGGACTTGACTCTCCTGTGGGAGAGAAATCATGAGTAGATGTAATTTCACCTTCTACTACAGGCTCTATATCTATTTCTTCAAAATTTACTCCATTTTCCAGATCTTCTTCATCGAGAAACTCTTGATAAACTATTCCCACAATACCTTCTTCTATATTACTTACTACTATATTTAATCCATCTATAGCGCTTTCTAAACATTCTCTAACCTTCAAAGTAACACTATTAGTAGTTATCATATATATTTTAGATTCTTTCTTCAACCTCTCCCTTAAAATACATAAATTTCCCCCAAGCTCTCTCAGTGATTTGATTTTGTCTCTAACTTCTTTATTCATTATTTATCCTCCTTTAAATAAAATCGACAATCTATAGGTTCTGGCAATTCAAATTTACAAGAAACACCATTACATTTTAAATCTTTGTTATTGGAACATCCTAACAATAAACATCTACCCTTCTCCCACCATGGAGTCACTGTGGGAAACACACCATCTTTACCTGAAGTATCTTCTATTATTACTTTTATCTGTGACATTTTCTTCCTCCCTACTTATACATTATTTTTAAATCTTTCTCTTCTTGACACTGCATATTCACGAACATCATCCGGAGAAACAACATCATCTACATTTATAGCAAGAGTTGAACCTGTTACATCATTAAATAAAACTAAATCCTTCCCAAAGGGATTACTCTGTATTCCAACAAACTCAAAACCTGCCCATTCAACAACCTCTCTATATTTTTCTTCTTTCATACTTTACCATCTCCTATCCTCACATCATCCTTTCATATAACTTCTTAATTGATTCATACCTCTCTTTTATTAAATTGCCTCTTCCATATTTTACTAACTCCGCATAGCTGGGTATGGCGGGATTCTCAGTATTCCATCTATCCTTAAACTCATTAAAATTTTCTGGAGTAATAAAAATTGTAAATGTTGTATTATCATCAAAATTAAATCTTGCTTGATACCTAATTCCATTTGCCCAATAATATTCATCTTGAATTAAAGTTACTTCCTTCATTGAACCACTTATTTTATGTCGATCAGCCAAACTAAATCCCAATGGTATTCCTGAAGAACACTCTATTCTTACATCCTCTCTTAGACCCATAAAATTTATTATTTCTTTCCATGGATTCCCTTCTTTACTCAACTCTATAAACTGTCTAACAGGGGGTCTAACTTGAGAAGTACTACCAACATGTTTACTACTAAAACACAACTCCGCCTGGGGTCCATTAACCTTCTTTTCAAATTTATCAAAAGAATCGTACATAGTTTTAACATAGATCCAAGGATCAATATTATATTTTACACACCATATTGCAGCATTTAATAAAGATGTAAAATCTGGATACTCTGTTTGTATAGTTTTGAAAATAGGCTTTTTTTGCAATATTTCCACACAAAACTTAATATAATCTTCATACAACTGCGTCACTGTTAAAAACACCTTATCATAAGATCCAAACCTAGCAATCCTTTCATAAAATAAACTCCATGCCCTAAGATACATTTTACTATGTAAAAATTTTAATCCTTTACATATAGTATCTGGATCTGATTGAAAAATTGATACATATAAATAATCATCTTCTCTTTTTTGATCTGCTAAAGCTTCCAAACTTAATCCAACCCTATAAATATTATCTAATCTAGCAGATGGATCCATATTTTCAATCCAACTAGGGACTTCTAAGGTGGGTTCCCACTCAACAAAATGTCTCCATCTTTCATAACACAATACACATACATCATCATATACATCAATGGATTTTCTTCTTATTCTTCCATTTAATCCATATATACTGTGCCTTAATAGAGCAATATTTATAGGTTTTCTATCAATTTTTATCATTGACATTTTTAATTACATCCAATATTCGTTTCGCTTCAAGTTTATCAGACATCTTTTCCGTCTCTGAAAGATCTTTATAAGAAGTTTGCATCTGTCTTGACCATCTCTCACATGCCCATGTAGGTATGGTAGAGGTTGATATTAAATCTATATGATTATCATCTCTTCCTGTCATATCCTTACAATTACCAAACAAATACCTCATCCATCCTGACCATTGAATATCATGAATATATTCTGCTAATTTTTCAATTAGTAATTCCTCTTTTTTTAATTTACTATCTCTCCAACCTTTATATTTTCTAACACCATGTATTACTCCCCCCACCACAATGAATGATATAAAAAGTGGAACAAGTACAGCACCACAAATTATTAAAGCATAAAGTATCATCTTCCAATACCAAAGTACCAATTGCACAATTTGATTCATTTTTTATTCTCCCAACTTTTTTTATCTATACACAATATAAAATAATACTTTCCATCTGGTTTCTTTTTCGCTTCTAAAATTAAATATTCTGGACTTCTTCTCAATAAACATCTTTCTAATTCTTTTGCTATTTCTTCCTTTGTACCAGTTCCTCCTAACATATCTACAAGGCCTTTCTTAACCACTAAATCCCATTTCATTTTTCTTCCTCCAATAAAAAATCATTATTTATTACTTTAAAAGATGGAACATAACCATTTAAAACTTCACAACATTTAAATACTAAACCTTCACGAGTTGAGTTACATCCAATCATACTTTTTCCTTTAGCTATATCTACCATTTTATCCACTGTTATATTACAATCATAACTACATAATCCTAAAAATGGTACATGCAATAATTCTAATTCTTCTACCAACATCCTTCTTTCAGATGGAATTAAAAAACACTGCTTATCAATATTCCATATATCGAAAACATAATACTGCACTTCATTTAATTTATATTTATTTCCCTGAATTGAGGGTCCTACCAACTCTCCTTGAATTGAAATGTTTCTATCTAATCTCCTCAACTTTGCTTCAATATCTAAACTTTTTGCTACTCTCCAAGGGGTGTTTGTTTCCGACTCTTTTAATCTTAAATTCCTACTACAAACCCCAAAGTCTCCATTATTAAGAAAATATTGAATAGAAGTTCCATCCAACTTCTCTGTCATTTCCATTGAATAATACTTTATTAGTTCTAACAAAAATGGATCATTTTGAATTCTCTCTTGATCAGTCTTACGAATAAATTCAGGGGTGGCTCCCACCACATCCCCACCAATATGAACGGGGGTTGGGGGTTCATAATGAACTACTCTAAAAATATTTGAAAGATCTGCATCTATTCCTTCATTAAATATTCTTTCTTCTAACTGTTTTATTTCCTCTTCCGTGAAAATAGTAAGTGGCAAAAACAATCCTTGGCTAATTTGCTTCTTAAATTTTCCTGTTTTTACTCTCCTAGTTTTACTACTTCTATCAAGAAATGCATATCGAACATCATCCATAGGCATCTGAGAATCAATAGGGAAATAAATTCCTTCACTACCTACACTACATTCACCCTTCTTTACGACACACTTCCATCCCAGAACAGTTGCTAACTCTACAAAATCTGCCCCAAGTATTGGATTAATCTCTTTAACACTCTGTTTTGTCACTTTCCAAAATGACATTTTTTATCTCCTTTAAATCCTTCCATAATTGGATTGGGAATAAAAACCCCTCTTTTTAAATAATCAGTAAAAATTTCCTTTTTTGTTTTCTCTAAATCTTCAAGAGCCTCTTCTACTGTTCTACCATCTCCCACAAATAAGTTTTTGCGTAATTGTGAAATACATGCAGTATAACCTCCCCCAAGTTTATTGGGAATCTTAAAAATTTCTACTGGATAATTTAATTTCATATAATATGATAATCTTTTCATTTTGTCTCCAGATATTCTTCTACCCTCTTTCTTAAGTTAGTAATTTTCTCTTCATACATATCTAAGTGATCTCCAAGCTCATCCATTTTTTTATTTAAAGTACTGCATGATTCTTTCATCATTTCTTGTAAGATGATCATTCTGTTATGGGTATTTCCAACCGTCTTTAACTTTCTTTCTATTGATCTAAAGAATTCTAAAGCATCCCTTCTTCTTTCTGGAGTTAAACCTCTCAAGAAATCTTCTCTGACTTTAAGAGCTTTTTCTAAATCATCACTATATAATTTATGAACTTTCTCTTGAGTCATAAACTCCTTTTGGCATTTTCTTCTCTCCTTCAATTCATTGCCTTATAATATAATAATATATTTTTATATTATACTTAATATTATTAATATAATAATGATATAATTAATACCGTTTTTTGTTCAAAGAATGTAGAAATCTTAGTTTTATGAGTCACACAATCTATAACTTATTTAAAATAAACATATTTTAAAGTACTTTTTTATACTTTAAAATGGACTATTTTTGTGAGTCATAAATAATTTCAAATTATGATTTTTAAAATGACTCATATTATGAAAGTGACTCATATTTTTTAAAATGACTCATATTTTTTAAAATAACTCCTATTTTTTAAAATAACTCCTATTTTTTAAAATGACTCATAAAGTAATCATATCTATTTTTGTCTAAAGAACGTAAAAAGGACCGCAAAATCTTAGTTTTATGAGTCACACAATCTATAACTTATTTAAAATAAACATATTTTAAAGTACTTTTTTATACTTTAAAATGGACTATTTTCATTATTTTTAAAATGACTCATAAATTAATCATTACAATAAATTATAGAGAGATTCTTTTCAATGACTCATAAATTAATCATCACAATAAATTATAGAAGGATTCTTTTCCCCATTTAGAGTCATTGTTATACTCATTTGATGGCGCAAAGAGTCTAATTCTTTGTGTGCTTCCACTTCTGTTTTGGCTTTCTTAGACATTAAAATAGTACCCCTATTTCCATCATCTGTGGTAATGGAATAGGCATATTCACCGTCAAGAAATTTTTCATATGCTGCAAGGACCACCACTTTGAAAGTAGGGAATTCAATGACTAATCTCCACACCTCTTTAACTTGTTCTCGTGTTAGATCATTTAAGTACAACGACATTTTTTATCTCCTTAATTAATTATTTCTAATAAGTCTTGTTCTTTTATTACCTTAATTCCCAATGCTTGTGCCTTGGAAAGTTTGCTTCCTGGCGCCTCACCAACCACTAAATAATTTAAACCTTTGCAAACTCCACCTAATACTTTCCCCCCATTTTTAGCAATTAGTTCTTGAATCTCTTTTCTAGGTCTTGATAGCGTACCCGTGATACAAAAAGTTCCGCTTAATTTTCCTGTTGTTTCAATCTTTTTCTCTGCTTGAATTTGCATATGTTTAAGTATTCTTAAAATTTCCTCTCTCCGAATTTTAAGCTCATTTACAATTCTCTGTTTTATAATTCCCATTCCCTGAATCTCAGTACCAACTAAGTTCTCAATTATTTCATCTACTGTGTTCCATCGCTTTGCTAATTCTTTTGATACAGTGGACCCAAGATGTTGTACTCCTAAACTCATAAGAAATCTCCACCATTCAACTTTCGATTTCTCTTGAATTGATTTGTAAACTTTCCTGCCCATTGCACTACCAATCACTTCTATATATGCCATTTCAGAGATCTCATAAATATCTGAAATATCTGTTATAAAATTATTAAAAAATAATTCTTTTTGAGCCGCTGGTCCAAACCACTCGATGTCCATACCCCAAATCCAATTCTGAATTATAGCTAATTTCCTTTGATTACAATTAATATTATCACAAATCAAATTTGGCCCTTCCCATCTTAGTTCTTGATTGCAACAGGTGCATCTTTCTGGAATTATTACTTCCCCTTCAGCTTTAGTTACTTCTACGACATGTGGAATTACATCTCCAGCTCTCTCCAAAATTATCTCAGTACCAATTCCAATTTTATTATCTTTAATAAATCCATAATTGTTTGCTGTAACATTTACACAAACTGCACCAGCTAATTTTACTGGATTAATTTTTAATACTGGAACTACTCTCCCTGTTTTGCCTGTTTTATGGGTAATTTCAACTACTCTTGTTTTAGCTTTTTCTGATTTGTACTTCCAAGCAATTGCCCATCTTGGATCTGACCCTATTTCTCCTAATTTTTTTTGAATCTTTTTGGAATTATATTTAAATACTATGCCGTCCACATCATAAGCTAACTTTGATCTATTTTCTTCATTCTTAGCGAAAACTTCAGCCGCTTCATCTCTACTACGTAGTAGGGTTTCAACAACCTCGGGAAAGCCTAGTTCTTTCAATTTGCAAATCTCATCATACTCTGTTTCCAACTCTGTACCATTTATAAGTTGAAATGGAATAAAATGTATCAACTCAATTCCGTTTCCATCCTTCCTTTTCGTTAAACCCACAGCCAGATTTCTTGGGTTTGCTGCTCCCAATTTTTCTGCCTCTTCCTTTCTTACCACACCCTCTCCTCTAACTTCTACATCCACTGCCACCCGCAATTTATTTGGTACACCCTGCATTCTATGTGCAAAAGTAATCAGTTCCCCTATCTTACCATTTCCTCTTGTTGCTCCATATACCAAATTTCCTTTTTCATATTTTAATACAATTGTTAAACCATCCAACTTGGGTTCGACAATAAAAGTTTCATTTAAAAAGGACGACTTAGACCATTTCAACCAACCCTCTTCATTATTTATTACCGCCAATGAACCCATTACTCGACTATGTTCAATCTTTTTATCACTTTCAATTGGGGCCCCAACTTCTTCCAAAACCTCATTCTCAGGATCCAACTCTCTCAATCTCTCAACCAATCCATCAAATTCCTCATCAGTAATTTCTGGAGTTCCTTCATAATATAATTTTTTATGTTTTCGTATTTCTTCAGCTAACTCTTTCATCTATTTTTAACTCCTTAATTTCTTTAATTATATCATGTTTGCTGATACAAGTCAAGAGAAAAATTTACTCACTTTTATCTCCTCTAGTTATTGTCGCGGCTGCAATAGGTACACCTCTTGATAATTGTAAAAGCAAAACATCTACATCATCAATTAAAAACCCTTTTATATCAAGACCACGGAATCTACCATCTAGAAATTCTGAAAATGTGATAGGAAAAGGAATTTTCAACCCCAATTCTTTAGCCCTAGAAGTAATTTCTGCCAATCTATGATTGATCGCAACAATATAATATCCTGTTTTTGCACTTTCTTTTATTAGTTCTTCTGTTTTTCCTAAACGTCTTCCTCTAACTATTATTTCCATATTTTTCTCCTATGAGACTAAAATTAATCAATAGATAACATTTTCTTAATAAAAAATATATCTTCTTTCTTTGAGAATAACTTAAGACTTACTGATCCTCCATAAACATTCACCTCTATTATAGAGTACCAATCTACAGCCTCTTGAGAAATTTCCACAAATCCTGCTGATGTAACTTTATTTCTTCCTAAAGCATTAGCTACTACATTATGCGCTATTGTACAAGGAAATAAAATTGGAATAGTTTCATCAATCATAATATACTTACAATCATCAAACATTTTTCTCCTTTTCATTACTTTATCTTCTTAACTTTCATTTCAAGTTTGCAATTTGGACAGTGCTTTGTATCAGGATAGTACCGAAAAACATCACCCTTCTTATACAGCTCTTCATATAAACATCCTTCACAAAACCATATCTTTTCAAATATCCTCTGTTTAGCCATCTCTGTCCCACCCTTTCATCTTATCTTAAAAACCTTCCAACTTTACAACTTTGTCACATACTTCACAATTCTGACGATATGTTTCCGCTGAATTGTGATCTATTACTACACTATTATCTGATTTTCTTGTTACAATCAATCTATTTCCATATCTACCCTTACCAGGCCATCTTAGTCTTCCTATCTTTCTATCTGTGTTACAATATCCTTCGACTATTTTAGCCTCATACCTTTGGTGCAAAGTATTTACAGTGTTTATGAACTTTGCTATCTTATGTAATCTTGGACTTTTGCATTCAAATGATTTAGAACTATTTACTATCTGCTCCCTAATATCAATCATTTTCTTTTCTCCTTACTTGTTATTTAATTTAATATAATTATATCATGTTTGTAAATACAAGTCAAGAGAAAAATTTCATTATGTACTATTTTCTCTCCTCATTAAATTACTAAAAACACTTATTTTTTTCTTAACTCCCCCACAAGTATCAGATTCATACTCTCCTATTATTAAAATACTACTATCCTCAGACACTAAAACAAATCTATCTGAGTCCTTATCACCAACTAAAAATTTCCATATCATTGTTCTATACTCCTAATAAGTAATAGGTGATATATTATAATTCCAAATATCAAAAAGTTTAATACACCTTTTGGCCAATAGTCCTTTACAACTAACCACTTTAATCTTCTTACTAAATTTTGCCATTTGTTTTGCTGATAATTCTATCTCATTAAATCCAGCTTTCTTAGCATCCTTTATCTCTGCACCATAAACAATCTTATCAATTCTAGCCCAATGACAAGCACTAAAACACATTGGACATGGTTCACAAGTAGTATATATTGTACAACCTGACAAATCCACATCACCTAATACTTTACAGGCCTCTCTAATTGCCATAATTTCTGCATGTGCTGTAATATCAATTTTCATTAAAACTTGATTATGTTCACAACTAATAATTTTTCCATCTTTAACAATACATGCTCCAAATGGAGTTTGGCCTATCTTAACGCCCTCCATTGCCTTAGAAATTGCATAAGTCATAAAGATTTCATTTGCAAAGCTTTGTTTCATTTTTCCCTCCAAAACATCTTTTACATCTAGTTCTTAAAATCTCTTCATTTAAATTTACATCTACTCTTCCCAATACTTTTTCTTCAAATGCCGGGAGGTTGGAATTATGAATCATTCCTCGATGTAACATCTCCTCTACTAAATCTTCATGCCTATTTTTCAAACTGTGTATTTCTAGTAGTCCATTACTTATAAATCCTTGAACAGAGGTTCTTTTATTTAGAGCTCCCACAAACATATGACATTCCAAATGCTCACCTAACAAATGTTTATTACACAACTTTGATGAATCTATCATCCACATCCTCATATTAGTATCTTCACTAACATTATTATTGTGAGAATAAATACAATTACACCAGTAAAAAAAGATAGATTTTCTTTATGCCACCAAGGATCATCAAAAATATACGACGATAGTATAAGATACATTATCTCCCAGGTTCCCTTTATTATACATCCTGGAAGAAAAACAAATCCAAAATAAAAATACAGGAAGTATGTCTTAATTTTATCAATTTGTTCATTTATCATTTTTTCTCCTCCATTCTTATAGCAAAACTTGGACAATAAATCTCACAAATCCCACACCCATTACACCTCTTAATATCTTTAATTGATGATACTGTTAAAAACTGCAATTTTTTATTATCATCAATAACTATACTCTCACTATCAATTAACTCTAAAACTTCTTTGGAGCAAAAATAAATACAAAGTCCGCATCCTTTACACCATGCTTGATAAATTCTTATTTTTTTCATTAAACAATATAAATCCTCTTTCCTAACCTATCTTCATATCATTCTTTCTTTAATTCCACTTCACAAATCTCTTCTAATTTTTCCATTAAGTTATCCATAGTATCTTGTGGGGTATAACTTTCAATCTTATCAAAGCATAACCAAAGTTCTCGTAGGGCAAACTTTACCCAAACTTTATCGCCCGACTCAACAGCCTTAGTTAAAACCGCTTGATATCTCTCCCCTATTTTTTTAACACATTCAAAGATTAATTCTTTTTCTTCCTGGGGTAACTTTTCAAAAGTTTCTGACATCTTCATCTCCTCATCCTCTAATTTTCTCAATAGTTAAAGAACAAATCCATTTGTTACAATTTCTACTAATTGAAACGTGGATTTTTATACTGCACATCTTAACTTCCCAATCCTTAGTAATCATTTTTACCCCTTTTTGTAAATTAGAATTCAAATATCTCCATTTTCAATTATCTTCTGATCTTCATAGGGCGCTACAGTTCTTCTATAAAACTCTTTCTTAACACACCCTAATACTCCAGTAATATTATTACACAGAGAGTAACTAATACCTATCCTTTTTATAATTCCTTTAATTAACTTTGAAATAATATAATTCATCTGACCGGGCTCAAATAATCCGTTATTACAAAGTTCATATAATAATTCTTCTATATGTTTATCAAATTTGTCTCTTTCTATTTGTTTTATATATGGCATTACATCCCTCCCCTCTCCTTTGCCAGTTTGTTTAAATCATCTAAACTTATCATCTTTCCATTCACTATCTTTCCGCCCTGAAAAACTCTGTTTATATCTTCTGGATCTAATACAGTGGAAGAAATTTCAATCATAATAGAATCCTCTTCAACTATAAATTGGTGTAACAATGGCGGGTCAATAATTAATGATTGGCCAGGAAATAAAATTGTCTCTCCTATCTCTGTAATCACTTTTACTTTTCCTGAAATCAATATAAATTTATCTGACTTATTCTTATGACTATGCAAACTGGAGTAGGTTCCCCCAATCAAATTAAGCAAAGTTATATATACATTATTATTTTTAAATAAAATTTCACAAGTTCCCCAAACTTTAATTGTTTTCATTTTTAGAACTCCAATAAAATATTATACAATAAAACAAATTCACTCTAAATTAAATTTATATATATTATATCCTATACTTTTTAAAAACCTGGCTCAAGAGAAGGTGATAGCAGATTTAAAGAATTATTATGATATTATAATTTTAAAAACGCCTCTTTATTTTCTCAATCTATTTTTCATTTTAAAAACTCTAATAAAAATCCTTTATTCTGTTCAATTAAAATATCGTCGGATGTTAATAATGCATCTTTCATATCCTTCTTCTGCTTTAGTAACTCTATTAACCCTTCATCTACTGTGCCCTTGGCCACTATGGAAATTATTCTAACTACACCCTTTGAACTTCTCCTATGAATTCGATCTTCACTTTGTAACCTTTGGGTTAATGAAAACATCATATCCACATACACAGCCGTCTGAGCTCTTTCTAAATTTAATGATGTCCCCGCCGCTTGTGGATTGCACAACAATATTTTTGGTTTGCCTTCACTTTTAAATCTCTTAATAATATCTCCTCTCTTTTCAATTGGAACATCTCCAAATATACAATCCACACCATACTTATTATTATATCTATCATATAGTAACTCAATGGACTTTCTGAAAATGCTCCATAGGACAACTTTCTCATTAGGATCTGACATTATCTCTTCTAACAACTCATCTAACAAATTATATTTAGACGAATAATTCTCTCCTCCTAAAACTGCAGGATTGTTGACAACTTGCATGAGTCGAATAAATCTATTCTTAACATTAAATGGTTTTCCAGACTTTGTTAATTTTAAAATCTCTTCCCTAGTTGCTTTTTTGACGATTTCATAATCTCTTGAATGATTACCATCCAAAACAACAAACTTCTTTAGTTCAATTTTCTCTGGAAAATCTTCTACTTCTGATTTCAATCTTCTAATACTTACAGACTCTATTAAAGCTTTTAATTCACTTAAATTCTTATAACCCACTACCTCTCTAACCTTTGTTCTAACTCTCTGCTTTTTTCCGCCTTTAAATGTTTTCCAAACAGGATAATAAGTCTCTTCAAATTTACAAAATCTATTCTGAAACCTACTATAAGAAGAAATAAAGTCCGGCATCAATATCTTTAAAACTGCATAGGCTTCTTCAGGTCTTTCTGCAACAGGGGTTCCTGTCATAATTATAATCTTCAAACTTGGATTCTTTTTCTGCCATGCCTCTAATAATTGGAATAACGCCTGAGATCTTAAAGACCCAGTTGATCTAACAGTACCAACATTTTTAAACAAATGAAACTCATCTATAAATATAAATGCGGGATTTAACGTTGCTAATTCATTCACAACATATCTTAAACAATCTATATGTACTACGAATAAATCTTTAGAATTCTTTTTAATATAATTAATATCTGTTTTACATTGTGCTGTTCCATTTCCAATTTGATAATGTGTAAAATCAGAGTGTATCCCAATCTCCTCCGCCCAAGCATACTTTGCTGTATTAGGACAAATTACAACTCCATTACTCTTTACCTGACCATTGGATCTCCAAACTTTTAAAGTATCTAAAACTTGTTTAGTTTTCCCTAAACCCATTTCATCAAAAATTCCTGATCTATATCTTTCAGACAAATATGCAATTCCGGCTACCTGCTCTCTAAAAGGTTTTGTTTTGAACTCACATATTACTGTACAATTTCCTTCCTTTATACTCTTAAACTTATTTTGTTCCTCAACATACTTCATAAACTGTTCTATCGTTTCATCATCAACTGCTTTTTCTAATCCTAAAAAATCTAAATTTTTAACGAGTTTATCGAGTTCTCTCACATCGCAGGTCCAATAAGTTCCTTTTCGCACAAACTTGGCTGAAAGTATGGGACTAAAAACCAACGATAGATTTTTATTAGAATCAGACCAAACTCTAACAGTATTATCTTTATTATAATCAAGCAAAATCAATTTTTACTCTTCCTTTCATTAGGATCTGACATTATCTCTTCTAACAACTCATCTAACAAATTATATTTAGACGAATAATTCTCCCATAACTTCTCCAACTGCCTCTTCAATGATAACACACCCTGTAAGAAGGTTGCTCATTGAGATATTTAGTGGTGGTAATAGTTTCAAAATAGAACCATCTCTTCCGGCTGATTCAATAATTAGTCCATTATCAAAACACGTTTTTACAATTTTCTTAGTAATACTACCTCTACCAAAATCAATTCCCCAAATCATACCCAATCCTCGTATTTCAATTTCTTTATATATAAAAAATTTCTCTAAAAAATTCCTAATAAATGATTCTCTTTCTTTAACTTTATTCTCTAAATCATATTTTTCACGATATTCTAAGGCTGCTACTGCCCCAACAAATGCTAATTGGAATCCTCTAAAAGTTCCCACATGCTCCCCAGGCTGCCATACATCTAACTCAGGCTTTAATAATAGAACTGACATAGGTAGTCCATAACCACTTATTGCTTTTGATAAAACTACAATATCTGGAATAATGCCACTTCTTTCAAATGAAAAGAAGTTTCCAGATCTACCACAACCAACTTGAATATCATCACAGATAAACAGCATATCATATTTTTCACACAACTTTTTTAGTTGTTCTAACCAATCCACTCTTGCAACATTTACCCCACCTTCGGCTTGTATAGTTTCAACAATTACTGCTGCTGGGGTTTCAATTCCAGAATGGCTATCTTTTAAAATCATTTCCATATACTCTATCGAATTAAAACTTTTATTACAGTATGGAATAAATGTTACATTATTAAGGGGAGTTCCTCCTGCACCTCGCATTCTTTTATTCCCAGTTACTGATAATGCTCCTAATGATACGCCATGATAACCACCCATAAAAGCAAAAATTCCTGATCTTTTTTTAATTTTTCTTGCAAGTTTTAATGCTGCCTCAACTGCGTCTGCTCCAGTTGGCCCGCAAAATTGAAATTTGTAATTTAGGCTCTTAGGCTTCAATATTTTTTCGTAAAAACACTTAATAAAATCCCGCTTTGCTATAGTATGAAAATCTAATGCGTGCATAATCTTATTAGACATGATATATGATACAATTTTATTTTTTATAAAACTATTGTTGTGTCCATAATTTAATGCGCCCGCTCCTGCAAAGAAATCAATAAATTTTTTACCGTCTGAAGAATAAACAATAGAATTCTTGGCTCTATCAAATATACCCCCATATGTTCTACAATAGTTCCTAACATTAGATTCTCTCTTTTCAAATATATTCATTACATTTTCTCCCTCAAAAACTCAGGTAAATTTATACCCTGTCCCAGCTTTGTTAAGGTTTGATACAAGTCTTCAACATGGCTTTTTGTTCCCACTTCATTTAAAACTTTGAAAAGACCCTCAACCTCTTTTAATATTCTTTGCAACGTCCATCCAGGTTGAATAAATACATATTTACTCATATTCAATACACCATATCCAATCTTAAGTTCTTGAGACAACTTTTCCCAATCAGAATTTTGTAGATCAATAAACTTTCTCCACAATTCAGTTCCTGGATATTTTGATGCCACTGATACTATTGCTCTTGTAGGTCTTACTTCTCTAAGAAATTCCTTTGTCTCTTTTAATGTTTCTTCTGTTTCTCCTTCATAACCAATAACAAAATAAACCTCTGTCTCCAATCCTGCATCTTTAATCATCTGTATTGCTCGTTTAGATGTATCAACAGTAAAACCTTTATTCATGTTTTTTAAAATTTTATTTGATCCTGTCTCAGAACCAATTGCAACCCTTCTACAACCACTATCAGCCATCATTTTTAATTTTTTAGGAGTAACAGTGTCTGGCCTTGTCTCACAAAACCATGGCAATCTTATTCCCTTCAACATTTCGCACATACTTTGAACATGACTTTCTTTAACAGTAAAAACATCATCTTGAAACTCTATCTCTTTAAATGGATAACGACTTAACAAATCTAGTATCTCTTTCTCTACATCTTCAGGCTTCCTCATTCTTACTCCTCGATGCATTAGTGTTGTAACACAAAAGTTGCATTTAGATGGACACCCTCTGGATGAAAGAATTAACATTGCTTGATCATGCCATTCATATTTTCCCAAATCAAATTTACTATAATCTGGATTTTTAAATTTTTCTGCTGATGTAGAACCAAACTCCTTAATCAAATTTCCGTTTGTAACAAATTCCCTAAGTATCTCTTCCCCCTCCCCACATATTACAAAATCAAATCCGTCCCTTTTAACCTCTTCAATTGAAAATGAGGCATGAGGTCCTCCAATCACAGCTGGTACATTGGGGTACAAGCTTTTCATCTTCTTAAACACCTCTACAACATTTTCATAATTTAATGAATTAGCTGTAAATGCCCATAAATCATAAGAATCATCAGCCAATTGTTTGGCTACATTTTGATCAAAAACTTTCACTTCACATCCAACATCTAACAAATTAGGAATTAAATAAGCCAAGCCTGTTGGAAATGCTACCCAATTCTCCTCTGGATACAACCATTGTGGATTTATTAGAGCTACTTTTTTATATTTCATTGTTTCCCCTATACTCTGTATCGCGACACATCATATTCTTTATTCTCATATTCTGTTTCATCAATTTCCCCTACTAATCTGTAGGCCTCCCTTCTAACTGTACAATTATAGCAAACACCGCAATGTGTATAACCTGGAGATACTTCATCAACACAACTACAATGAAAGGTATCTTTAATATGGTGACTCTTCAATTTGTTAACAACATCAGTCTTTTCCAATCCAAGTAAAGGAAACCATATGTGCACTCTGTTATCATATAACTTCTCATATAACTCTTCAATCATTAACAATCCTTCACTCAAATCATCTATAATTTTTCTATCAGGATTATTTGGTAAATACAAATTATTATTTCTATACCCCTTAACAGCATATCTAATGTTTCCATTTGCAACAACCTCTGCTCCAACTGACTCAGCATATCCCAGCGCAGCACCTACCATCACTAATTGAAATCCTGGTATATATTTCTCTGGAGAATTCTTAACAATTAATTTACTAAACCAACTCAAATCAATAACATCATATCCCACACCATAATGGTGTGCCTGTTTAATAGCAAACTGAACTTCTCTAGCACCGCCCCAACAATCAAATATCACAACTTTTGTTTTTTCTTTGGGTAGTTCATGAAGCATTAGAACTGATTCCATTCCTCCTGATGACATTAGAACAATTTCAGTCATAGAAACCTCCTTTATAAAGAACTACAAAGTTTAATAAAATCTGCATATTGTTTTACTAAAACATTCCAATCTAATCTTTTTGCTAGTTCTAGATTGTTTTTGCTACATCTTTCTCTTAAACTCTTATCTTCTTTCATAGTTAAAATAGCCTGTCTAAATTCTTCTGGAGTATCATATACCATTAATCCATTCTCTCCATTTTTTAGTAGCCACTCTAATTTTCCTTTCAACGTAATAATTGGTTTTCCACATGCACAATATTCCCCGGTAACGACTGGAGATCCATCATCAACACAAAACATACATACATCTGCAGTATTCATCCATTTTGGAACTTCATCATAGGGTACTGCACCAAGAAAAGATACATTACTTGGACTACTACTTTCTATATCTTTTCTTAAAGGACCGTCTCCAATTACTGTAAATTTAACATCTTCTAAACCCTCAACCGCTTTACAAATATTTCTTAAAGAGGCATACCACTCAGTCATCTTTCCCACATAAACTAGTTGAAAATTATCAGTTTCTCCTGGTGGTTGATAAGTAAATCTTTCTAAATCAACACCATTAGGAATAACTTTCATTGGAACTTTCAAATGTGCAAATTGTTTTTCTAAATCTCCTGACTGTACTATTAATCCCCTACAATGTCTACTGGCTATAACCTCACAGTATCGAGTAAAATAATATTTTTCTTCATCGTTTGGAAATTCTCTGGATACCATTAATGAATAAGTATCTATAAAATCAAAGACAAATGGCGACCCTCTTAAATGTAAAAGAAGTGCAATATATGGATTGTCTGTTAAGTAGCAATCTGGCTTGGATGGAAAGGGATATTTATACGGATCTCCCAGACTTCTAATACTTATCAAACAATTACTATCAATTTCAATATTTGTTAACTCTAAATAATTTCTGAGCCTGTCATCAACAAACTTACTCCTTTGTGGAAACTTAACAAATGTGGAATGGGTCTGTTGTATGGTCTCTGCATAAACTTTTTCACTAACTCTACATATTTTCATGATCTTCTCCTTATAAAATTCCTAGTTTGATAAGATATTTTTCTACTTCATACCAATCAACTCCATCACTCCTATTCCCATTTATAAGTGGACAACCCAATGCAGTATCATCAATATAAATATTTGCATAAGCTTTAGGAGAAGAACTCCAACCTGATTGAGATGGGTTTCGATTTATTCCCCACAAAGGAATTTCTCTATCATTGAACCATTGTACCGCATCTCCAAGATGATTGCCTGTACTACGAACTGTAAACAATATAAGTTTGTAGCCTTTTGCCACCAATTGTTTCAACACATCCACACAATGTGGTAAATCCTCTCCTACTTCAGGATATCTATGTAACACTACAGTACCATCAAAATCTATTGCTACTATTACGGGTTTCATATTGAATAATCCCTCTCCCCCCTCAAAATATATTCTGGGGTATCTCCATCTACACAAAAGATCCAAATCTCCGGACTATACTTTGGCAAATTAACAACACATGGATTCATCATAAATTTGATTAGACCCCTTTTAGATAAATCCGCCAATACCTCAGAAAGTTTTAAACCCAATTTACTATTTTTGGTTCCATAATTTCTTAACAATATTATTTTAGGACAATAATCTAATGTAAGATCTAAAAAATTTAAATTTTTACTAATTGGAACGATAACAATATCTGTTTTACTAAAACTACTATCTGCAAAACATAAACCTTCATCATCTACATATACAAAACTCAAATCATCAATTATAGTTCTATGTTCCTTCAAAGGCAAAGAATGTTTAGTACCATCTTTACTCTCTACTTTATAAGTATTACCACCAAAATACTGTAAAATCATAAACACACCTTTTATTTACATTCATATAATGATGTTTTACAATTATAACACATTTTAAAACTCAATTTAATTATCTCCTTAAAATTTTGTCCTGATAATATACTTTCTGTGGGATATGTAATATCAATAATTCCTGCATCATTAACTTTAATTATATGCATACTTCTTGGAGTAATAAAGTAATAAGTTTTCATCCGTCATGCCTCTTTTTCTCTTACTTTAAATATCAAAAAATAAGTATAATTAATTATAGAACTAGGTCTATTTTTAACTTGGTAAGCTGTAGGACTAACCCTATGATAAATAAACAACACAATATCTATCAATTCAAAATTTGACATTTCATTTACAATAGTAATATGATGAGGATAAAATTTTCTTTCTAAAACATTGTACTGATCAGAACACTTATAAATTAATTTTCCATTCTCTTTTAAAAGTTTAGAAAAATTTATATTGGCCCCGCGGGCATACCCTATTAACTCATCATAACTTTGAGAATAACCTTGATAAACATCTTTTAATGGATCATCACTTTTTATACAACCAAACATATAAGGAGGATCAAAAACAACCATATCAAAGCTTTTATACATATCTAAATTTCTAAAATCTGAAATTATATTTTGTCCAAAATCATATTTATCACTGAGGGTAATATTATATCTAGTTCTATCTATAGCTTTCCACCACAACCCATATCCACATGTGGGATCTAATATAGTTGCGCCTTCAAAGGTATGAAACTCTAAAATTTCTTTAAATCTATTACTTACTGCTGTAAAAGCATTCGGACTAACACTTTTTACTTCATCATATACACATTCAACATTTCCGTCTTTATTTACAAACATTCCAATAAGATCTCTTCTACAAATCCCCTCTGCCGCAGATAACAACATTTTCTTTTTAATCTCTAACATCGCCCACACCTCCTCATATCTCCATCTTTTTAAACCACAAATCTATCATGGGGAGTACCATATCATTTTGTTGAGGGATATTTGTAGTTCTATTATCAAGTACGACATCAAAACCTCTATAATCATCTAAAGCTGTTTCGGACAGGTGATAATCCTCATGTTTACATCTCATTAATCTAATTGATTTACCGCCGTATCCCTTCCCAATATCTATCTCATTGGGAAAGCGTGCATCAGTTATAATTGCCAACTTCATTTTCTCATCTTCAATTAAATTATATGTGGCGATTGGCCAAGCATGTGCATACATACTCCTAACCATATCGGTACCAAAAACTTGCATAACTTCTCTAGCTATCATTCTTTCGGTTTTCTTTCCATACTTCTTCTTTATATCTCTAGATACATTGTCCCAAGTACACTTTGTAATACTATTCTTATCTTCATCAGTACCATAACATTGATTATATTCTAATCCAAATACATCCATACAAAATCTCTTTAAAGGATATGCAAAACTATACAATTTTGCGTCTTTAAATCCTTTGAATTTATTAAACTCCCCTTCTGAAATAACAACAGGCTCAATAAAAACACCAAACTCACTTCTAGTCATTACAGCAACACCAAATACTTTTAATAGACCTTTGTCTGTAATTTCAAAATCATCAATTTGTTTGGTTCTTTTTAAAAAAGTTCCTAAGATGAAATTAGATAAAGTGTTTTTACCACTCTGCTTTTTACCACTTATTGCAATAATGAGTTGTTTCATTTTGACATACTCCGTTGGGCAGGAGGTTTGATAGGTCGATCATATCTCTCTACTTCATCACACCTCTTCAGTGTTCCATACTCTATACATGATACTTTAAATATTCCAAACACCTTTGGTTTCTTCAAACAATTTCCAAAATCATCCACACATTTACAATTTGGTTTTCTTAAAGTCCAGCCCATTATTTCCTCCTATACATATTTTGATTAATTATACAAAAACCATTTGATATATAACATGAACTCCAGATGTCGTCTTTTTACCTTTTAAAAAAAGTACAAATCTTATCTATAACATATAACTGCTCATCCATTTTTAATTCTGGATAAATAGGTAAACATAAAACTTCTTCAGCTGTTCTTTCTGCCTCTCTCAAGCGTGGGAGGTGACTCAAAGTAGGTTTCACAAAGTTCATCTTATGAATAGGACTGGGATAATAAATTCTTGTCTCAACTTCCTCACTACTTAAAAATTTTTCTAGTTCATCTCTTTTCTTAGTTCTTATAGTATATTGATGAAAAGTATGACCTTTTGAAATTAAAGGTAGCTGTAGATCCCCAGCTCCTTTTAATCCTTTATCATAAATGAGGGCGTGCAAAACTCTTCTTTCATTCCATTCTTCTAAATACGGTAACTTAACTCTAAGTATTGCTGCTTGAATTTCGTCTAGTCGGGCATTATACCCTAACACTTTACCTAATCCGTGGTACTTCAATATTTGCATTTTATTATACAATTCTTTATTATTAGTCACACACATACCTGCGTCCCCTAATGCTCCCAGGTTTTTGGTGGGATAAAAACTTAGACAAGTAATATCACTTTTCTGCCCAGGCTTTATTCCATTTACATCGGTTGCTCCAATTGCTTGACAAGCGTCCTCTACAATAAAACATCTTTCTTGCAATAATTCAAAACTGATAGGGCTTCTACTCATATCTATCATCTTACCATATAAATGTACTAGCAGAACACAATAATCTTTATTATTCCATACTAA